GTCTTCGATGTAGTCGTGTCCGATGTGTGTGTCGAACGAGACTGCAAGGGCATCGGAGAGAATTTCTGGGATTGCATTCGCTGTCTTTGACTCTGACTTGTCCTCAAGGATGTGGATTGACTCCATGATCGCATTGTAAACCGCCTTATCTTTACAAAAATCTTCTGTCTGTGATGATAACCATTCTAACTCTGGAACATCTTCGTCTGTCAAACTTTCCATGAGCTTACCCAGTTCTTCAAACTGGGGTTCTGTTAGGCTAGTTTTCTTATCCAGATCAATAACAATCGCTTCCTTTGTGGGAAGCGCATTGTATGTAGATATGAAATCTTGAATTGTACTGAAGACGAGTCTCTCAATTTGATCGTGGAAATATTCCTTCTTTAGGAACGGAGCAACCTTCCGAGAGAACTCATCATTGTATATCAGATTTTGAAGTATTACTAACTCTATGTTCTTCACTACTAGCCTCTTTCAGTATATCCAAATCTTCAGGTACAGCAGATATTTGCTCTTCTAGAACGGACAACAAGATATTCGTAAACACGTCACGAAGTTCTTCCGTCACTTCCTCTTCATTTGGATTTTCAATGATGTCATAGTCATAATCAAAATGGAGATTCCCATCTTTCTCTTCGAGAACCACACGATCATATCTTACCATAATACCCTTATAATGTCCATCAGTAATTTCGATTGGGACATTTCCTTCGGTCACTTCATCAACATATCGATACTCAGGGGCTTTCATTCTCTTCTACCTCTTCGAGTCCAACCTTACCATATTTGAATTCTTTGGCTACGGCATCTTCGAGCTTCTCCATCACGTCACTGGTGAAGTACTTCGTAGGATCCTTGTAAATAGACTTCTCGTAAACTTTGCCTCCATCGGGAAGTTGAATCCTAGTCGAGACCTTCTCAAAGATTCCATACTTGAGAGCAATATCAACAAGACCATAATACGGATTCAAGCCTTCGTCGTAGTTCAGAAGGACATCAACCATGGAATTCTCTTTGGTGAATCGGCTCTTGTAGAGCTTACAGTGAATAATATTACCGATTACATCCGTCCCTTCTTTCACCTTCTTCTTGGAAAGGTACACGATGGTAGATGCTGCATACTTGAGTCCAGAACCACCCCCCATCTCCTTCTGAGGGAACATGGAACCAATCACGTCATAGGTGTGGTTGGTGAGGATGAGCGGAATACCTGCTTTACCTAGCTTGAGAGTCAGGACTCGGAAAGTTGACTTCACCATCTGTGCTCGTGTCATGTCACGAGTACCCTTCCCGTCGGCAGTGTCAGCAATCTCCTTGTCGGTGCTCAACATACCAAGTGAGTCCAAACAGATGAGCATGGGCTTCTTTTCGTCCTTGGAAAGCTCAAGGTACTTGTCAACAATTGTAATGGCTTGATGTCGGAACTCTTCAATTGTCGCGACCGGGAACACCGCAACTCGCTTCGGGTCCACACCGCGATCCGCAAACATATCCGAAGTTACAGCTTGTTCAGTATCAAAATAAAGCACCACACCGTCAGGATTATCAGACAAGAATTTGTGAACGATGCCAAGTGTAAAATACGTCTTTCCAGTGGCTGATTCTCCAGCGATCGCGACAATCTTATTATCAGGAATTCCACCATACAAAGAGCCAGACAGAAGAGCATTAAATGCAAAAGATCCGGTATCAACGAAGCCATCGACATCACTTCCCTCAATACCCTCTGATATAATATTTGCATATTGGTTACCCGATTCTTTTACAATGTTACTTAAAAAATCACTCATATTGGTTTCTCCTAAATTTGTTTCTTGATTACCGATGCGATTGTGTTAAGAGTATCTCTAGTCCCACCCAATGAACTGATTTCTTCTAGTGGTGTCTCTTCATCCATGTAAGACTCTTTTACTCTTTTATCTAGATCCTGTGCTTGTTCCAAAAGGTATTCTTTCAGAAACATAACATCTTTATATTCCATTTCTATTTTCATACGAAAAGCCCTTCTAGAGTTGCCTCCTGTTTTGACTTCCATCCAACAACATTTAGTATAGTTTCTAGTGGGTCCAAGAAGCTCTTTGTAAACTGCATATTATAGTCAACAAATCTATGAATATCAAGCTCTTTTGGTATACTTGCTGGGAACGATATAACCTTATCACCCTTCACGCCGCTGATTGGATTAGGCTCTTTGAGATAGATGAACTTGATCTTGTCACCCTGCTGAATTTTTTCATATTTTTCCTCAAGTTTTAGCTTCTTGATATAGTGGTTGTATATGAGCGAACCCTTGACGGCAATTGGCGTTGCCGATATGTAAATCTCAGATGACGATTCCCACTTCTCAAGATTAGAAACTCCTCGGGGGAAGGCAATATCTTCAGGATCACAGTTAAAGAATTCTTCCTTGAACTCTGCAACATAGTTCTGAATATCCTTCTCGTCCTTTGTGAGGATCAGTCGGATCGCGTTCTTGAGTTTCTCTCTCACGATAGCAGGAGTGGAACTCCGAGTCGTCTCAATACCCATGATCTTGAGCTTGGGTTCTTCGTATCGAATACCCTCGCTGTCCCACACGTTGAGAGCGTAGCGTTTCTTTGCAGTCCAGATACCTCTCTCTGCGATGACTTCCCGACCCATGTGCATTTTGTTTTCATACGCATTCATCATCTTTGCAAGCTCATCATACTTCTTGTCGATGAGAGGCTGAATAATCTTTTCCGAACTACTGTTCAAGAAGTCAACTATCTTGTTCGTATCTTTACAATCAGGAAGGAATCGATCAACCAACTTACCTAGACGAACGTAAACAGAGTCTGTATCAGACGCAACAATATAATCGTAATCCTCTGTACCAACCGTTTCGTTCAGAAAGATATTAAGTTGATCGGCGATCCAACGGATACTCAACTGACCAGAGGTCGTGATCGCTTCAGCCATGTCAGTTGCATAGTAACGGAAGTACTGATTACCAATCGCACCATAAGCAGAGTTCAACTGAATCTTACGAACCATCTGGAAGTTGTTATACTTTACAATGTCGAAGTCCAGCTTAGTGTTGTTCGGATCTTTTTCCTTCTGCTTCTGACACTCGATCATCTTCTTCTTGTACGTTTTACGTTCATCATACATCTTAGACATCAGATCAGGAAGGAATCCAGCAAACTCTTTGGTATAGCACGTACCATTTGCCGCCACCGAGTAGTTCTTATCGGTGTGCTTTTTCAATGCTCTCTTCAGTTGTTCGGATTGTTCGCCAAGAATTGCATTGGGTGTGATCATGAAATCCTGCATCTGATGGATCATCGTCTCGGGACTGATGTTGTACTGCATGATCAGGTGGGGATACAGGCTGTTCAAGTCGAAAGAAACAACCCAGTCATGAATACCGGTGATCGGATCTTTGACATAAGCACCAGCATACTGCTCATCTTTCTTACCAGCTTTCTTGGGAGGAATGACAATGTTATCTTCCCTGAGATGGTGATAGATGATTTGATCCCACGTCCGGACCTGCGAGAAAACATCTTCGTAGTTCACCTTGGCAGAATACGCCAAAGCAAGAGCAAGCTCAAGCAGCTTCATCTTGTCTTCGAGCATGACAATCAGCTCAACATCTCGGACATTGTATTCCATGAAACGAGCGAAGTCTTTTCGATAGAAGTCCTTGATTGTCTCGTGTTCACCATACCCCAGCTTGCGCTCACCCAGTTCGACGAATGTGATGTGATCGAGCTTGTACGACTCTTGGTTCTTGTACGTGAATGTGCGATAGAGATCCAAGTAATCTAGAATAGACACACCGAGGATCTGGAAAGTAGTATGCTTTCTGTTCGCCCTTTCAATCTGCTTCTCTCGAATCTTCTTCCATGGTGACAAATGTGCAGTCTCCACGGGGCTGAGCACACGATTCATTCTCTGAACCAGATAAGGAATGTCGAAGAACTTGACGTTCCAACCAGTCACAATATGTGGAGACTCCTTTTTCCAGACCTCTAGGAAATCAGAGAGAAGATCTTCCTCATACTCATAACATTTACAGTCAACACCGGGAACAGAAAAGTCACCCAGTCCAAATGAATACTTGTTCCCATTCACAAAGAGAGTGATACCAATCACCTTCTCCTCTGGATCATCAACCTGTGGGAAACCGTGTTCACACTGTGTTTCGATGTCAATATGGGCAACTGAGATCTTGCTCATGTCATAGTCAAGTTCACCAGAGTACAGGTCACCGATATACTGATAGACATAATCGGTGTTGCCATAGATCTTAAAGTTGGGAACACCCTCATACTGCTTGACAAAATCCCGACAATCAGAAATAGAACCCGGTTGAATGGGTTCTACAACTTTCCCGTCAAGAGTCTTGAATCGGGATTCTTTGTTTGATGGAATAAACAGAGTGGGGTTGTACTTCACAACACGCTTTACAGGGACACCATCTTCGATGCCCCTGTAAAGTATTCCGTCACCAACAAGAGAGACGTTAGTATAAAAATTATCCATAGATTAAACTGGGTGATGCATTGTTGTGTTTGGTGTGATTTCTAGTTCCTCAACCAGAAACTCCTCTGTTCCTTCTGGGAGTTCTTTTCCTTGCTTGTCACTAACGTAAGCGGAGAATA